GAAATAAAATAGCTCATTCGATTACCTCCTTAATTTCAAAAACATCCATTCCCAGTTCGTGATACTCCAACGCAGTAAACATTTTTTCTAATGTCTCGATGTCTGTTTCATCAGTGGGGTTGGAGTGAATCGTTGTCCAGATTGCGTCCTCATGGGTGTGCACCACTCGCTTGGTCCCGGGCTCAGATATAAACGATGCCGGGGCACTGTGTGTTTCCAATCCAAACTCTGTGTAGCAAGTGATGCTGCCCTTGCTGATGATGTTGAAGTGGCGGTGGCGGTGGATCTTTCCAACCACCACAGTGCCAGCAGGCAAGTGGATCTCACGCGCATAGATGCCCGGCGCAAGCCAGTTCTTAACAGGCGGGGATTCATCCATTCGCTCACCATCAGGTAATGCTTGGCACGCCATCTGAATGGCCATGATCTTCTGCCGCGCAATCGGCGCAGGAAGATTCGCTTTTGGCATTTCAATGATGGCTGTGCTCATGGCAAAGGATTCTATTGGGTTTTGTACTAAACGCAACTCTGTATATCACTCCGATATGCTCACGCAAATACGTCAAATTCCGTATTGGCGTTTGACTGACCCATTGGCCTGCCGCCAAGCTGGTGGGTCCGGGTCATCCGGTTGTACTCACCACCACCCAGCATCAGGTATCCAAAGCTATCGCCAATGTGTGAGTGCTCATTCTTGTTTGGCGCGTCCCGGAACCGCTCCTGCCCGGCACCAACCGCTATACGCTTGAAGTGGTAGCCCCCGGCCAGAGACTTTCTCAGCAGCTTGCACTCCCGGTTGACAATAAGACCGGGCTTGCCGTTGATCAGCCGCTGCATGGGCGCTGCGGAGGCTTCCCGGCGCACCTTAAAGTCATTGCTGGCCGTTGGCTGGGCCCGGAGCCCCAGTGTTTTCAGGTAATCAAAGGCGGTCACCTCGTAGATGGCATCTCTGGCCATACCAGCCGGGTCACCCCAGATCATTACTTGGTGGTTTGGGTACCGTTGGTTGAGCTCGGCCAGCAGCTGGGTGCCAAAGCGCTCCAGTCCCATGTCAAAGGTGACGATTTCCTGATGTATCACCCACCTGCCGTTGGGTAAACGCTGGCCAATGGTGGCGGCAGGGGTCAATCCAAAGTCCAGCCCCACCTGAATTGGCGTGTTGGGGTCAATATCGGTGTCGCCAGACATGGTTGAGTCCTCATATTCTGGCCAGACTGGCCTGCCCTCCTGCACGTAGGTGTACTCACCCCCGGCGTAGCAGCGGATCCAATCCAAATTCTTGCCCATCAGCATTTGCTGGTAGTAGCCGCCCGGCAGGTTGTGGATATTTTCAGCCTTGGGGTTAACCTTCCACCATTTGCCGGACGCAAGGACATGATCGTTGGCCTCTGGCATGTCTGGCAGGTCCTCGACATCCACCGGGACCACGCCGCCGGGCTGCTTAAAGAACTTCCAAGCGTATGGCCCGGTCATCTTTTCCTTTTCAGCCATCCGGTGCCACCAGTGGTCATCATCCATCGGGTTGGTATCCATCCAGATACCGTGCCACGTGGCCCCACCGTCCCGCTTGGTAGGGTAGCGGCCAACCCGGTGGGTCAGTCCATCAATCACAGCCTTGGGCAGCTCACGCGCCTCGTTGACCCAAGCCCCTGTGAGCTCAAGGGACAGCAGCTTGCGAACGTCCTTGGGCTGGTCAAGCGCCAAGAAGATCACCTCGCAGTCAATCCCGGCCGCATCGCCCCGGGCAGGCAGCCGGATGTGGTGGGTGATGGGCGGTGTCCACAGCATGGGCCCAAAGGTAGCCTCTGGGAACAGGTCCAGCCATGTCTTAATGGTGGTTGTCTTCAGCATGGGGTAGCTGTTTCGGACAATAGCCCAGCGCGTGTACCTGATGTTATCAATGGCCGATGGCTTCTGCTGCACAGCCTTGATAAAGATCTTGGCCGCACACCCATAGCTCTTGCCGGACCCCACCGGGCCCATGATGCCCTGCACAAAGTTCTTTGACTGAATGAAGTCATAGATGACAGGCGAGTCGCTGAAGTCGAGGTTTAACCCGGCGACAGGCACGCTCTTGTCTGACTGCTCTTTCGTTCTGGACATATCAATCCTTCGGTTCTGGTGGCCGTGGCGGCACCACGTTGATGTCAATCACACTCGGTTTATCGTTGTCATCGGGGCTGTCTAGCAGTCCACTGGCTTTGGCCAGCAGCCGCAACACCCCAACCTTGTCGTACAGCTCAATGTCCAGCGTGGAGAAGGCGTTACCGTCTGCGTCCTTGCGGGTGTTGACCTTGATCGACTTGATCGCATGCAGCGCGTGCTCGGGTATATCGTGGCTGGCCTTGACCTTCACGTTGCCTTGGTCATCCCAAGTCATGATGTCGGTCAGCTTAGTGTTGGCCATAGAAAGCAGCGCGTAAGCCACCGCCTCCTTGTTGGCCACCAAGGTAGTGCTGCGGTCCAGCCTGCGCTGAACAGACCTAACCCCACCCCAGTTGGTCAGGGGAGGGATCACCGCAGACGGTTTAGGCTGTCTAGTGGCCATCAGAATGGAATGTCATCATCTGACAACTCAAGCGGAGCGGGTGCCTGCCGGACCGGGGCTGGGTAGGATGGCTGGCCATAGCCACCAGAAGGCGCTGGCTGGCCCTGCTGCTGTACAAGGTCACCAATGCTCAGTGATATCCACTTGTTGCCAGCTGCGGTGGCTTTAGTCCACCCACTGATCCACCTGACCTCACCGTTGGGCAGCATGACCTTGCCCTTGAGGCCGGGGTGGCGCTCTTCGGTCTTGTTGTCATTCTTAAACAGGCTGCCTTGGCCAGCTCTCATCTCGTATGGTTTGCCGTATGTCATCTTAGTTTCCTTTAGGTTGATTATCGTTTAGGTTGAAAAAGTAGGGAAAATTTCGGAGTACTCCCCCCAACGCTACGGTAGGGGGTGGGGGGCAAGGGGTCGCATTTTGGACAGTTTGTGGACGCACCCTTGATGCCCTGCATGCTGGCACTCCTACTATATGTAGGGCCGCCTCAAGGCAGACACCCCTCTGTACAGAACCCATACGTTGGTATGGCAATTTGACACGGTTGATACAAGGGCCTACAGCAGGCTTTAGGGTCTGTTGGCTACCCATGTACCACCCATGTCCAGATCGTGGCTTGTAGGTACCATCCTGTGCGTTTAAATGGCATCGGATCATGATGCATCTGCCTGCAACTGCCTGATCCCTGCCATCAAGGTCGCGGATGTGGGTGTGATGCCCTCGCCTTGGTACAGTGGCATCAGTGTCTCAAGACCTTGCTCAATTGCTTCAACTTCAATTCCTTCTTGAATTAAACTTTCAACTTCAAAGTTGTTTAGAACTGTATTTAGATTAACCTTATTAATAACTAACTCCTTATAACTGTGTTCCCCCCGTTCTGTACAACCTTGTATGGTTGTGCCACCAACGTCATTTGGTTGTGCGAGAGGAAAGTTATCCACAGGCTGTGGTTGTGGCTGTGGTACAACCTTCAGAGGTTGTGCGTGAGTGCCCTTGGGTCTGCTCTTCTGGGTTAGTGCCTTCATCTCCTTGACTGTTCTAGTTGCGTCATGCTTTGGCATGGTGTTGATCCTCGTTGGTTGTTGCTTGAGTGCTTTGCTGATTGCTTGGGCGACTCTGCGTTGGCCCTCTCTGTCTACCTCTTCCTGTTCCCTCATCTGTTGCTCCTTCATGTATGGTGCCCTCGTGTCCTCGATGGCGCTGGTGATGCTGACTGCATCCTCTGCACTCACTGATGGGTCATATATCACTCTCCAAGTAGTGTGCGAGTAGCCCGGCACAGGCCGCTTGAGTACCTCTATGTACTTGGCCTTGGTCAACTTAACCAAGTGCTTGCTGATGGCCTGCTGGGTCACTCCTAGCTTGTCTGCGAGTGCCTTCTGGCTCACCCATGTGATGCCAGACCTGTTCGCGTAGCTGCAGATCAGGACCAGAGCTCTCATCATGCCCAGTGTCAGCGTGCTGTCAGTGCACGCACGGATCGGGATCACGGCCAGCCTGCGTTGGTCTGGCAGCGCTTCCTTCTCAATGATGCGCGGCTTCTTTGGCAGCGCAAAGGCAATTGGTTCAAGCATGGCGTTCAACTTAATCCCCACAAAAGCATGAGATGCCTTCTTCATTGGGGTCAAACATATCAGTTTGCTCAAACGAGTATTTGTACATTTGGGCGTAAGTAGGGCGGTCAATTG